CTGCGAGCGGAACGGCCGAACTTCTGCCGCAAAGGTAGTTGACCACATCGTGGCGCACCGCGGCGACATGACTCTCTTCTGGGATCAGACCAACTGGCAGAGCCTCTGCAAGCTCTGCCACGACTCTGTCAAGCAGGCTGAGGAAGCGGCCGGAATCTTATAGCGCTATAAAAATCTTATTTTTCTAAGAAAAATTGGATGAAGAGGGCTGTAGAAATCCGCATTTCGCCCCGGATTGGTGCGACTGGCCGCGAAAGGGCCGCTGAGGCGTCCGAATCGGTGGTGATGAGACGAATTCTCATCAAAAAGGGGTAGGGGGGGCAAAAGCTAGGGATTCTCATCTAGCTAGACCGCCTCCGACCCCACGTACACATTTTTTCCCGTTTCAGGAAAAGTTAACTATGGCTTTAACCGACAAGAAGCGGCGGTTTGTTGACGCTTTGCTGTCGGGTGCCACAAATCGCGAGGCGGCGATCGCCGCAGGATATTCGGAGAAGACCGCGTCGCAAGCGGGCTCCAAGCTTGCGAAGGACCCCGATGTCCTTGCCGAAGTCGGGCGCCGCTTGAAGCAAAAGCAGGCCTCCAGTTCTGAGGTTAAACCCTCTCGAAAAGTTAAAGCCGAACAACCTCAGGAGCAGCACGCCGATGAGCTGTCGTTAACCGAGACCGACGACCCGCGAGCCTTTCTCACTGAGCTGATGAACGCAGAAGGCGCCGACATGCGCATGCGGCTGGAAGCGGCCAAGACGTTAATGCCTTATGTGCACGGCAAGGTCGCCGACCAGGGCAAGAAAGAGCAGAAGGCCGAGGCCGCCAAGCAGGTCGGTAAAGGCAAGTACTCCCAGGGCAAGCCGCCTCTCTCCGTAGTGAAGAACTGACCTATGCAATGGACAACAGCCTGCCCGGATTGGTGGAGGTGCCTTGCTGCGGGCGAATCAATCATCCCCGAGCCGCTGTTTCCAGACGAGGCTGAAGCCGGCCTTGATGTGTTCAAGGGGCTGAAGATCGTCGATGCCCCGGGCAGCCCCACCATTGAGGCTGCCTGCGCACCCTGGGTCTTGGCGTTCGCCGGGGCCATCTTCGGCAGCTACAACAGCGAGACTGGCGAGCGTCTGATCCGCGAAGTGATGCTCTGCATCCCGAAGAAAAACAGTAAATCTACGATCGCTGCAGGGATCATGCTGACCGCACTGATCCGCAACTGGCGTCTTTCGGCTGAGTTCATCATCCTGGCGCCGACCAAGGAGATTGCCGACAACTCGTTCATCCCGGCCAAAGACATGGTCAACAATGACGACGAGCTGAAAGCGTTGCTGCATGTTCAGCCGCACCTGCGGTTGATCACCCATCGCGAGACCGGTGCCACCTTGAAGGTGGTGGCTGCGGATAGCGATGTGGTGGGCGGCAAGAAAGCCGTCGGTGTCCTCATCGACGAAGCTTGGCTATTCGGCAAAAACCCGAAAGCCGCTGACATGATCCGCGAGGCCACTGGCGGTCTGCTGTCGCGACCCGAAGGCTTCATCATCTGGCTGACGACCCAGTCGAATGAGCCGCCGGCGGGTGTGTTCCGCTCCAAGCTCAACTATGCACGCGGCGTGCGTGATGGCCGGATCGACGACAACCGCTTCCTGCCGATCATCTATGAGTTCTCTCAAGAGATGATCAAGAGCGGCGAGGCGCGGAAGCCTGAGAACTTCCACCTGGTCAATCCGAACATCGACTACTCCGTTGACCGGCCTACGCTTGAGCGGCTGTTTATGCAGGCTGAGCTGGACGGTGAGGCTGAATTACGTGGGTTCCTGGCCAAGCACCTCAACATCGAGATCGGCCTGGCGCTGATGTCCGACGCGTGGGTCGGGGCGGAATTTTGGGAGGCGCAGGCTGCAGCGTGGCTCAGCCTCGAAGAAATCCTCACGCGATGCGAGGTCATTGATGTTGGCGGTGACGGCGGCGGGCTTGATGACTTGCTCGGTCTTGCCGTGATGGGCCGGGAGGCGGGAACTCGCAGGTGGTTCCACTGGGCTCACGCCTGGGCCCACCCTTCGGTTCTGGAGCGCCGCAAGTCAGAAGCACCACGCTTGAGGGACCTAGAAAAGGCTGGCGACATCACCATTGTGGAACGCATCGGTGATGACGTTGAGCAATTTGCGGCCATCGTAGCTCGCGTCAATGGCACCGGACTACTCGACAAAGTTGGCCTCGACCCGGCCGGCATCGGCGCAGTGCTCGACGCGCTTGCGGATGCCGGCGTCGAGGAAGACAAGATCGTGGGCATCTCTCAAGGCTGGAAACTCACCGGCGCAATCAAAACGACGGAACGCAAGCTTGCCGAGGGTTCGCTGCTCCATTGTGGTCAGCCGCTCATGGCCTGGTCCTGCGGAAATGCCAAGGGAGTGCCTTCGGCTAACGCCTTCTTGATAACCAAGCAAGCATCGGGCACCGCAAAGATTGACCCGCTGATGGCTACATTCAACGCCGTTTCGCTGCTGAGCCTTAATCCAGAGGGCAGGGGCGGGATGGACAATTTCATGGCAGGCATTCGGGATCCACTGATCGCATGAACGCATTTCATATTTTCATCGCCTGCGCAGTAGTCGCTTTTTGCTTGGCATGCGGCGGGGTCTGGATGCTGGCTGGTACCGGCTGGGCCTTGCTGGCTGGATCGCTGAGCTTCTTCTGCATCGCCGGCTTCATCCGCAGAGGGCTTGTCAGTGATTAAAACCCTATCCCAGGCATTGGGGGCTGCTGCCACCAAGCCTTCAGCCAGTATGAGTGAATGGCTGGGCAAGACCATCAAGCTGTCGGATGGAGGTTTCTGGAGTGCTTTCAACGGATCCCAGTCCAGTAGTGGTAAGTCAGTCAGCGTCGATAAGGCCATGCGATTGTCCACCGTGTGGGCATGCGTTCGGATTATCTCGACTTCGGTAGCTGGCTTGCCGTTGAGCATCTACCGGCGGATGCCCGATGGTAGTCGAGAGAGCGCCCGCGATTTCCCGCTGTACGACGTTGTGCACAACAGCCCCAACGAAGACATGGCTGCCTTCCATTTCTGGCAGGCAGTCGTCGCCTCGATGCTGTTGTGGGGCAACGCCTACTGCGAGATCCATCGCTCTGCTGGGCGCGTCATCGCCTTGGACTTCCTGATGCCGTCGAGAGTCGACCTTGAGTTCGATGACGATGGACGGCTCAGGTATTTCTTCAGGCCCCGAAAGGGAGCCCGTCGAGAGATCCAGCGGCAGGACATGCTGCACATCCCAGCCTTCACCCTGGACGGCCGAGTCGGCCTTTCTGCTATTCGGTACGGTGCAGATGTTTTCGGTTCTGCGATGTCTGCTGACGACGCCGCCAACAGCACCTTCCGGAACGGCATGATGCCGACGGTCGCATTTTCGGTAGACAAGACGCTGAATCCAGCCCAGCGCGTCGAGTTTCGTGAGTACGTGAAGACGATCTCCGGGGCGTTGAATGCTGGCAAGAGTCCCGTGCTCGAGCAAGGTGTGAAGCCGGAAATGATCGGCATCAACCCTGCTGATGCGCAGTTGCTGGAGTCGAGAGGACACAGCATCGAGGAAATCTGCCGCTGGTTCGGCGTCCCACCCTGGATGGTGATGAAGACCGACAAGGGCAGCAACTGGGGCACGGGCCTGGAACAGCAGCAGATCGCGTTTCTCACCTACTGCATCATGTCCTTCACGGCGCCTATCGAGCAGTGCGTAAACAAGTGGTGCATGACGGCTGTTGACCGGATCAAGTTCTACGCAGAGTACTCACTTGAAGCGTTCCTGCGTGCGGACAGCGCTGGTCGCGCGGCCTATCTCAGCACGATGGGGCAGAACGGCTACATGACCCGAAACGAGGGCCGGCGGAAAGAAAACCTTCCGAGCATGCCGGGTGGCGATCTACTGACCGTGCAATCCAACCTGGTGCCACTTGACCAGCTGGGCAAGCAAAACGATAGCCAGGCCGCAAGGGCCGCATTGATGAACTGGCTCCAACAGCCGGAAAAGTAAATCACGGGAGCAATCCATGAAGCACAAGATCCAGTCTCGCGGCCTGCGCAGCGAGATGAGCCCGCGCGCGCTCGAAAAATGGAATCCCGCGATCCAGGCGGCCGTCGAGAACACCTCGGACACCATCACTGTTTACGGAGTGATCGGCGAAGACTGGTATGGCGAAGGCGTCACACTGAAGCGAATCGATGCCGCTCTGCGGGCCATCGGCGAGCGAGATGTCACCGTCTACATCAACTCGCCAGGCGGCGACATGTTCGAAGGCATCGCCATTTACAACCGTCTGCAAGAGCACAGCCATGAGGTCACCACCAAGGTGCTCGGCATGGCCGCCAGCGCTGCTTCGATTGTCTTTCTGGCTGGCAAGAAGCGTGAGGTGGCCAGCAGCGCCTTCCTCATGATCCACAACTGCTGGACCTGGCTCGCTGGCAATCGCAATTACCTGCGTGATATCGCCGACGACATGCAGGAGTTCGACGCCGCGATGGCCGACCTCTATGCCGAGACCAGTGGGCAGTCGGCAGAGGACATGGCTGAGCTGATGGACGACGAGACCTACATCCGTGGCAAGCGCGCCGTGGAGCTGGGCCTGGCCACCGGGCTGTTGTCGTCGACAGAGGTCACCGAGCGCGAAACCGAAGACGCCGCCCAGGCCAATGCACTCAAGGCCATGGATGTAGCCTTGGCCAAGGGCGGCATGCCTCGTTCCGAGCGCCGTGAACTATTCGCCAGTTTCAAGTCCGGCATGCCTCGCGCTGCCGGCGGGGGTACGCATAACGCTGCCCTGCCCGATAAGCCTCGCGCTGTCGCGCCAGACCTCTCCGCCTCTCTGAGCGCGGCAACCAACCTCCTCAATTCTCTGAAAGGAAAGTGACCATGGACTTTGAAGCCCAAGTCAAGGAACTCAACGCCAGCCTCAAGGGCATTGGCGATCAGATCAAAAGCCAGGCCGAGGCGACCGAGAAGCAGATCAAGGCCTCCGGCGAAATGAATACCGAAACCCGCGCCAAGGTTGATGAACTGCTGACCAAGCAGGGCGAGCTTCAGGCGCGATTGGGCGAGGCCGAGCAAAAGCTCGTGAACGCAAGCCGGGATCGCAACCATCAGGAGGAGCCGCAGAAATCTGTAGGCGCCCTCGTGATCGAAAGCGAAGAAATGAAGGACATGAACTCATCCTTCCGCGGCTCTCGTCGTGTCTCCGTGCCGCGTGCAGCCATCACCACCGCAACCGGCGGTGACCTGGTGCAGACTCAGCGCCTGCCGGGGATTATTGCCCCAGCTCAACGCCGACTGACCGTTCGCGACCTGGTCGCGCCGGGTACCACCGAATCGAACTCGATCGAGTACGTCCGTGAGACAGGCTTCACCAACAACGCCCGCACCGTGGCGGAGACCACTGCCAAGCCATACTCCGATCTCACTTTCGGCCTGACCACTGCGAATGTGCGAACCATCGCCCATTTGTTCAAAGCCAGCCGCCAGATGCTGGACGATGCCAAGGCCCTGCAGAGCTACATCGACGGTCGTGCACGCTACGGCCTGAATATGGCTGAAGAGGCTCAGCTGCTTTACGGCAACGGTACCGGTGTGAACCTGCAGGGCCTCATGACCGTTGCTCAACTGTACGCCGCCCCGGCTGGCGTTGCAGTAGTGGGCGAGCAGCGCATTGACCGCCTGCGCCTGGCTCTGCTGCAGGCCGAACTGGCCGAGTTTCCATCGGACGGCATCGTGCTCAACCCGATCGACTGGACGGCCATTGAGCTGACCAAGGACGGGGAAGGCCGCTACATCATCGGTCAACCGCAAGAGGGCACTAACGCGAAGCTGTGGAATCGTCCGGTGGTTTCCACCCAGGCCATGACCCAGAACGACTTCCTGGTTGGTGCCTTCAAGCTCGGCGCTCAGATCTTCGACCGCATGGAAATCGAAGTGTTGATCTCGACCGAGAACAGTGATGACTTCGAGAAAAACATGGCAACGATTCGTGCTGAAGAGCGCCTGGCCTTTGCCATCTATCGCGACGAAGCGTTCGTTACTGGCCCGTTGGTCACGCCTTAACCATCCCGCAGATCGGCGCCAGAAATGGCGCCGCAATGGAGTAATCCAATGGCACGTAAACAGGAAACACCAGCCTCCACGGCTGATGCGAAGAATCCGGTCTCGACCGTTGACTCCACTGATGGCCCGCCTGAAGGTGACTCGCTTCTTTCGCCGGCCACGGCACACCCTCCAGCAAGCGGTGACCCGGGCGATTCGGGCGATTCGGGCGACTCGGGGGCTCCTGCAACCGCTCGAGCTCCAGCGGAAGGCTCGGGCGTTGTGCCGGCACAAGGACAAGCAGTCGCTGGCACTGGCTCGGATGTCGTCACGGGCGATCAGGGTGCTAGCTCCGGCATCGCCGCTACTGACGCTGCGTTATCCGAAGACGCCAGTCAGGCCGCTTCAACCTTGGCTGATAGCAGCACCAGCGCTGATCAGTTGGCACAAGAGGGCCAGGCCAACCCTAACCCTGCGACTCTTCAGATTTATCCGCTGCGCTCTTACATGGATGAAGGCGAGCTTCGTCGTCGTGGCGGGCCTGCTTATAC